ATGTTTATGCTTCCGTAAACGGAGTAACGGGATCAAATCAGAGCTTGATGGCTCTTTGGACCGTCCCTGCGGGATACACGGCGTACCTGCTCCAATATGACGTATCTAATGGAACCACTTCCAACACCCCTGCGGTCTGCAAATTAATTTTGGCGGTGAGGCCGTATGGCGAAGTGTTTCAGTCAAAAGATGTGAAATCTTTGACAACAGGTATGCACGTTGAAGAAACTTTTTCGCTTCCGCAAAAAATTACAGAAAAGTCGGACATAGAGGTAAGGGCAATATCGTCCTCCGCTTCTGTAAGTTTTGATATTTCTGCGGCGTTTGAGATTGTTTACATTAAAAACGCGGTTGACTTGTAATGGCTGAAAGAAAAGAAAAGCCTATTCGTCGCACCACCTCCGGAAAGGCAGCTAATTATCGTAAAACGTCAAAAGGCGCGGGTATGACTGAAAAAGGAGTAAAGGAATACCGTAAAAAAAATCCGGGTTCAAAGTTACAGACAGCGGTAACCGGTAAAGTTAAAAAAGGAAGTAAGGACGCAAAACGCCGCAAGTCATTCTGTGCGCGTTCTGCGGGACAGATGAAGAAGTTTCCAAAGGCGGCAAAAGACCCTAATTCAAGGTTGCGCCAAGCTCGTAAGAGATGGAAATGTTGATGGCAGAGAAAAGTGTTCACGATTTGGAGTTGGAGCTAGTGAAGTTTCAAACGCAACAAGATCATTTAGTGCATAGTGTGGATAAACTTCAAGCAGATATGCGTGAGGTCAAAATTACTTTGTTTCAAGCAAAGTGGATTTTGGTGGGCGGAATTGTTGTGGCGGGTTTGACCAATAGCGATACTTTAGTTGAGGCTTTAATAGGATTTGCTAAGTAATGGCGTATTCGAGAAAAAGCAAAGGTGCTTCTAGGAAAAGTAAAGGCAGCAAAATATGTCCTGCAGGAAAGGCGTGGGCGGAAAGAACCTTTGACACATACCCTTCGGCGTATGCAAATATGGCTGCTTCCAAATACTGTAAGGATCCAAACTATGCTAAAAAAGCTAAAGGAAAGAAGTCATAAATGGGCGGCGAGCTTAAAAAATGGCGGGATCAAAATTGGGTCAGGATTGATTCAAGCGGTAACATCGCTGGTGAGTGCGGTACTTCCGAAGACAAGAAAAACCCAGACCGTTGTCTCCCCGCAGCAAAAGCCCGATCCCTCTCTCAGTCCCAAAGAAAGTCCACCGCCGCAAAGAAAAAGCGCGAAGGCAAAAAAGGCAAAACCTTCGTCAAAAACACAAAAGCAGCGGAAGTCAAATTCGCCGCAAGCGGCGGCGAAATCGTCAACCAAAAAGCAAAAAGAAAGCCCCCGCAGCAAAAAAACGGCAAAATAGTGGCCCGTGGTTGTGGAAAAGTTCTTTCAAATCGCCGTAAGTACACGTCGGGATCGGTGAGTGTGTGATGCGAATAGAATTTTACGAACCAAAGCTAGAGCAAAACATTGTTCGAGAGATTTGGCAATGGTCTAAAGAGGTTTTAGAGCAAAAATCGCACTATTTTGGGGGGTTGCCCGCTTGTCCTTTTGCTGAAAAGGCGTGGAAAGAGGACAAGGTATCTCTAATGTTCAAATATGAGAAAAATTATCAGTGTTTATACACTACAATTAGTCAATTTGACGATAATTTTGATCTAGCAATAATAGTGGACTTAGCCTTTGAAAAAGATCCCGCAGATTTTCATGATTACCTGTTTAATCTTAATAAATGCATTTCTGACGGGGTGTTCATTGATAGGGATGTTTGGTTAATGGGTTTTCACCCACACGATGAGCCAAATGAGTTTGTTGCAGACGCTAATGAAGACTTTTTGGCGCTGGTCGAAGAAGAATATGCTATGATTTTTGTGCAACGATTGTCTAAGCTGCAAGAAAGCGCAGACAGGCTTGCAAAAAGAGGCTATTATAAGCCGTATGAAAACGATTACGACGTAAAAGAGTTATTTGAACAACGACACCAAATGTACAGGAGACTGAAAGATGGCGATGCGTCCAAAGAAAAAGAACTCGGTTAAGAAAATGCGCGGCGGCGGCATGGTTAAGAAAATGCGCGGCGGTGGCATGGTTAAGAAAATGCGCGGCGGTGGCATGGTTAAGAAAATGCGCGGCGGCGGCATGGTTAAAAAGTAGTAAGTCATGGCAGTTTCTGGAAGCACCGACTTTGAATTAAATGTTGCGGAGTATATTGAAGAGGCTTTCGAACGTTGTGGTTTGGAAGTTCGAACGGGATATGACTTAAAGACGGCAAAACGTTCTTTAAATCTTATGCTGGCAGAGTGGGCTAACCGCGGTTTAAATCAATGGACCATTAAACAACGAACTGTTTCTCTAGTGGAGTCGGATGGTCAATATGACTTAGGGACTGATGTTATAGACGTGCTTTCTATTGTAGTTCGTCGCAACGGAACGGACTATGCGTTGGATAGAATAAGTCGTGATTCGTATTTGTCTATTCCCAATAAATCTACACAAGGGCGACCAAATCAATTCTTTTTAGATCGACAGATTACGCCAAATTTAAAAGTGTGGCCTATTCCTGAAAACAGTACAGACGTTTTGTACTATGACGCTTTGACTAGGATAGATGATGCGGATACTCAGGTAAATACGTTAGATATGCCTTTTCGTTTTTACCCGTGTTTAGCCGCGGGGTTAGCTTATTACATTTCTTTAAAAAGGGCTCCTCAACGAATTGAATTACTAAAAGCTCTTTACGAAGAGGAGTTTGAAAGAGCTATCACTGAAGACAGAGATCGGGCTTCGTTTCAAATTCAACCTTCCGTTGAATATAGTAGGTTGTTGTAATGGGTAAATATGCGTCAGGTAAATATGCGTATGGTATTTCTGACCGTTCCGGTCAGCGCTATCTCTTGCGAACGATGCGAAAGGAGTGGACGGGTGCTTTGGTTGGACCAGACGAATGGGAGCCAAAACATCCGCAGCTTGGTCCTTTTCCAAAGGTGTTTGATCCGGAAGCCCTCAAAAACGCTCGTCCAGAAACAGACCTCGCGGAACAACGAGATATTCAATACGGGTTTAATCCTGTTGGTTTTCAAGATATATTTAACCTTACTCCGGCGAACAGATTGGTTGGGACGGGTGCCGTTGGCACAGTTACGGTGGTGACAACATGAGCTTTACATATGCGCAGCTTAAAACGGCTATTCAGGATTTTACAGAAAACACTGAAACAACGTTTGTTAATAATTTGCCGATTTTTATTCGCACGGCGGAAGAGCGAATTTTAAAAAGTGTTCAATTAGATTTGTTTCGAAAAAACGTAACTGGAAATACGACAAGCGGGAATAAATATTTAGCGCAACCTTCTGACTTTTTAGCGCCGTTTTCTTTGAGTTATCTTAGCAGTAGTGCACATGAATTTGTAGAGTTTAAGGACGTAAGTTTTGTTCAAACGTACACACCAAATCCGGCAACTACAGGACTGCCGAAATATTATGCGGTGTTTGACAATACAAACTTTATTTTAGCTCCGACCCCTAATGCGGACCTCACTGTTGAAGTGCATTATTTTTATCGCCCAACCAGCATTACAGCGGGAGCGGAAAGTGGAACAACGTGGTTAAGTGAAAACGCAGAGTTGACGTTGCTGTATGGTTCTTTGTTAGAGGCGTATGTCTTTATGAAAGGGGAGCAAGACGTTATGGCGATGTATGATAAACGTTATCAAGAAAGCTTAATGGGCTTAAAAATGCTTGGGGAATCCAAAGAGACAACTCAAGAGTATCGGGTTGGTAAGGTTATAAGGCCAAAACAATAATGTTTGATGCTAGAGTGGACATATCCGAAGCGCCTATCGTGAACGTAATCACGACAGAAAACCGTGGTCAAACTCCTGAAGAGGTTGCGGCAAGATGCGTAGAAAAGATTGTGCAGGTTTCTGAAAACGCGCATCCAGTTTTGAGAGATCAAGCAATTGCCTATCGTGACGCTGTACAACAAGTGGTGACGTTTTACATGAAAGAGGCTATAAAAAGTGACAGAACTACGGTATATAATGCAATCAAGGATGCTGGGCAACTCAGTCTGGCAGAAGCCATAAGGAGACTTTAGCATGGCAATTACACAGGCAATGTGTACTTCTTTCAAGAAAGAGCTTCTGTTAGGAGTACACAGGTTTGGAACGAATGCAGCCGACACAATGAAGTTGGCTTTGTATACAAGCTCCGCAACACTAAATGCGACAACAACGGCGTACTCAGCTACAAATGAAGTGTCTGGCACGGGATATAGTGCTGGTGGAGGGAGTTTAACCGGGGTGGCTCCGACAACAAGTTCGACCACTGCGTTTACAGATTTTGTGGACCTGACGTTCTCAAGCTCAACGATTACCGCAAGGGGCGCATTGATCTACAACAGTACACCAAGTGCTAATGATGAGTCTGGCTCTGCGCTTACGAATCCGTCTGTTGTTGTTTTGAACTTTGGTTCTGACAAGACATCTTCAAACGGTGACTTTTCAATTCAATTCCCAACAGCGGATGCGTCTAGTGCTATTATAAGGATCGCGTAACAATGGCAGTGCTTGTAAACAGGGCAAAGATGTCCACGGCAACAACAGGCACTGGGACTATTACATTAGGCAGTGCGGTTTCTGGGTTTCAAACTTTTGCTGATGCTGGTGTTACTGACGGGCAGACGGTTCGTTACGTAATTGAAGACGGTGCAAATTTTGAGATTGGTAACGGCACATACGGTGCGTCAGGCACGACACTAAGCAGGTCAGTTCTTGAAAGCTCAAACTCAGACGCGGCGATAAACCTGTCTGGGAATGCTTTTGTTTTCATTGGCGCGATAGCTAGAGACATTACTTCAGATGTGGCAATAACGGGTGGTAGTGTGACGGGCATTACGGATCTTGCTATTGCTGATGGTGGAACGGGCGCTTCGACTGCGGATGCGGCGAGGACTAACTTAGGGACAACGGACGAGGCCACGGCTCTCGCCATTGCATTGGGCTGATCTATGGCAAACACATTTAAAGTTGTAACAAAAGCGGGAGTAACGACCCTAGATGATATTTACACGGTTGCGGGATCCACAACGACAGTGGTTCTTGGTTTGGTTCTTGGCAACACAACATCTAGTCAGGTTACGGCTACGGTGACGCTTTCTAGTGATACAGCAAACAGGGCTGGTAATAACGACGAAGCCAATCAGGATGTTGAGATTGTGACGGATGCGCCGATACCTCAAGGGTCATCTCTTTCTGTGCTTGATGGTAAGGTTGTTATGGAAACTACGGATATTTTGAAGGTGTCTGCATCAGGTGCAACCGATGTTATTCTTAGCATTATGGAGCAAACCTAATGAGTAACCAATCAGAACTTGCTCAACTAGCTGGTGTTTTTGCTGGGTCTGCTTTGTCGAACCGTAACCGTATTATTAACGGTTCAGTGATTATTGATCAGAGAAGCGGTGGCGGCGCAGCCACAGTAAACGGGGGGTATGCTTCTGCTGATCGGTGGAGGGCGGGTAATAATACCAATACTGGAACAATCCAACAAATTTCTTCCACGTTGTCTGGCTACAAAAACTCTTTGAAATACACTGCGTCTGGCTCTGGAGTATTTTTTCAGCTTGGTCAACAAATTGAATTTGCGAACTGCTATGACTTGCAAAACAAAACTGTAACTATTTCGTTTCGTGCCAAGGCAAACAACACTAACAGCGGCTCAACGGCCTTTACTGTTCGCACCAGAACTATAGCAGGGGTTGATGGCGCTTGTATTTTTGCAGGAACAAACTCCGACACTAGCATTACGCTTACTAATTCAGATGCTTACTACACAGTTACACGCACGTTACCTGCAACATTCGGCTCTTTAAGCGTTGAATTTGTTTTAGGGTCACATGTATCTGGCGATGGCTTTGAAATCACAGGCGTCCAGCTAGAAGTCGGCAGCGCAGCAACACCCTTTGAGCATCGGTCATACGGGGATGAACTTGCACGGTGCCAGAGGTACTTTCGTCAACTAAAAACTTCGGGTGCCAACGATTATCCGTTTATTCGTTATAACCAAAATATAAATTCCTACCTTGGTAACGTAAAGTTACTCCCCCCCATGAGAGCGGCACCAACTGGTAGCCTTACCCTTGTGCAACCCTCAAACGCCATTCACAAGCCTAGTGTTCGTTGGGATACTGTATCAAGTTCTACTTTTGGCACTTCCCCTTTTCATGTTGATTTGGAGATAAGTCCTTCAACTAATGATGGCTTAAATAGTATTGCTCTTTATATGTACGGCTATGATATTTTTGCAGATGCGGAGTTATAATATGAACAAAATGACAATTACATCCGCTCAATATGTTTCGATGGGTTTAGCTGAAAAGTCATCCATCTGTGCCACCATCGACGGTCAGGAGTTGTTCGTCCCACTAGACCCAGACAACCGTCACTACGCAGAAATCATGCGTCAAGTAGAAGCTGGCGAGTTGACCATTGCGGATGCTGACTGATGGAACTGTCAAGCATGATGTTTTGGAATGTTATCCTGACACTGGTGATTGCGCCAGCGTTTTGGATGTTCAGGTCAATGATGGCTGAAGTAAAGCGTATAGATATATTACTTAATAGAACACGTGAAGAGTATGCTACTAAGGGTGAACTAAGAGAAGACATGACACGTGTCATGGAAGCACTACACCGTGTTGAAGATAAACTCGACAGAGCATTACAAAGGGACTAATACATGGCAATGTTTAAAGCATTTAAGCCTAGTGGCATGGAGAAGATAGCACGTTCTATGGGCTATCAGGGTGGCATGGATAAGTTCCAAGACTTTCTGGCTACTGACCCTGCACGACAGCAGCAGATGGATATGTACACCAACAAAGCTGCGCAGATGGCTAAAGGTGGTATGGTTAAGAAAATGCAGACAGGTGGTTTATTGCCGGGTATGCAACCTACTGTTGGCCCAATGTATGGTCCACCGGGTACATATTCACTGACTGGTCAACCCGGACCTGCAGGAACGCAAGCACAAGCTACAACCACAACACCTACAGTAGCCACTACAGGTGTCACAGGTGTAACTGGTACACCTAT